GAATCAATAAGCTCACTTATGGTATCCGCTATGGAGAACTCGTTACAGTTACGGCTGGCTCTGGTTTAGGTAAGAGTCAGTTCATGCGAGAGATTATCTGGCAGATCATCAGTAAGACAGAAGAGAATATAGGTATCCTTTTCCTAGAAGAGAGTATCAAAAAGGCTGGCTTATCTCTAATGAGTTTAGCTGCTAATAAACCTCTGCACTTGCCTGATACTGAGGCGACTGACGAGGAAAGGTTAGATGCTTTCGAGCGTACACTAGGTACTGATCGTGTGTTCTTGTTTGATCACTTCGGTTCTACTGGTGTTGATAATATCATTAGTCGTGTACGTTATATGGCTAAAGGATTAGGCTGTAAGTATGTTGTACTAGATCACGTATCTATTGTGGTATCAGCACAGGCTAGTGGTGACGAGCGTAAGGCGTTAGACGAGATTATGACTAGGCTTCGTATGCTAGTACAAGAGACAGGCATTGCTTTGTTTGTTGTGTCTCACCTCAAGCGACCTGATAGTAAAGGACACGAAGAGGGTGCAGCTACCAGCCTATCTCAGCTACGTGGCTCTGGTTCTATCGCACAGCTTAGTGATATGGTTATTGGTCTTGAACGTAATGGTCAGGCCGAGGATGAAGAGACTCGCAACACTACCCACGTTAGGGTATTGAAGAATCGTTTCTGCGGTATCACTGGTAAGGCAGCACCCTTGATGTACAACCATAACACTGGTAGAATGTTAGAAGTGGTAGAGGAGAATGACTTATGAAGAACACAGTAAACAACCTAACCAATGAGCTTGATGATTGTGCTGAGTATTGTATTGAACGCGCTATGTCAGATGGTTGTTGGTTTGAGTATGCGGATCACGATGATGGTCAAGATGCCTATAACGACAAACATAAGGAACTAAGGGAACTCATTGGAGGGAACTATGGGACTAATGATACGTGTGTCTATAGTGGAATACTCTCTTACCTCGACACTGCTAGAGAAGCTAAGATGTGGCAGACGTATGCTCAGTGGCTAGAAGAAGAGTTAGCTTATGCGCTTAACTTAGATGAAGAGGACTTTTATGACCAGTTCTCTAAGCGGTATGAGAAGGACTACAAGTGGGACAAGGAGAAGGACTTATGAAACTTATGAAACTATGGCATGTAGTAGAGGAATCGTGTGTAGCTGGTGGCAATGATTATGAACCCTGCTCATTCATATCAGTAATCTACTCTTCATCTTATAATGAATGTAGAAAGAAAGCTAAGGCATTACGTGTAGAAAATGACTATGATGATATAAACCCTGTGTACATTTATCCCATGAGTGATGTAAACTTTACCCATACTCACCCATACCATGATAACTTTCCTGATCCTAGGGAACCTGTAAGAAAATGGTATCTGTATGGCGTACATAAGGAATGTGACGATGCTTGGTTACGCACCCTTATTATGTCGTCCAGTAATGAAGAGGACGTAATACTTCGCATGGAGCAGGAGAGTACGGGTATCCAGTATATTGATATGCTTATTGTGCATCTTGATGTAGTAGAAGATAAGGCAGAGGAGTTGGCTCATGAGTAAGATAGGCAGCTATGTATTAGAGAGGCAGGAAAATGAGTACGATAATAGATATAGAAACAACCTCCAAGATGGATCACATCTGGTGTTGTGGGATACAGACGGATCACGAGAAACGTCAGCGCATACTAGTAAACTCTATGCAGTTGCAAGAGCTTACCAAGAGTACGCCATCTATAGTTGGACACAATATTATATCCTTCGACGCTCCCAAGATAGCTACGCTATGGGGAGTTACTCTTGAACCCAGTAAGCTTTGGGATACTTTATTACTATCTCGCCTGTGGAATCCTAGGCTACTCGGTGGTCACTCACTGGCGGCGTGGGGAGATAGGTTGGGTTATCCTAAGCTTGATTTTACTGACTATGATGGTGGCCTCACAGATGATATGAAGGTCTACTGTAAGAAAGATGTAGAGGTAACAAGTAAGTTACTTGACCATCTGACTAAACAGTTAGCAGCAGATGGCTTTAGTGAAGAGTGTCAAAGACTTGAGCATGATGTTGCTTTAATCGTAGCAAAGCAAGAGAGTAACGGATTCAAGCTCGACTTAGGTAGAGCTAATCAATTACTCACTGATCTTATGGGGAGAATGAATGAGCTTGAACGAGAAGTGCAACAAGTCTTTCCGCCCTTGGTGGAGGAACGAGTCTCGGAAAAGACAGGCAAAAGACTCAAGGATAAAGTCACAGTGTTCAACCTTGGAAGCAGAAAGCAAATTGCCCAACGCCTCCAAGACAAAGGAATAGCCTTTAAGGATAAGACTGAGAAAGGTAACATCATTGTTAATGAAAAGACCTTGGCTGGTATTGATCTACCCGAAGCGCGTATGATAGGTGAATACCTTACCTTACAGAAACGTGTAGGACAGATTGATAACTGGGTCAACGCAGTAGCAGAGGATGGTAGAGTACACGGCAGGGTAACAACTAATGGTGCTGTCTCTGGACGGATGACACACCAAAGCCCCAACATGGCACAATGCCCTGCTAGTAAGCATGATAAGAAAACAGGTGAACTACTATGGGGAAGGGCTTCATGGTACGGCACCGATTGTAGAGCTTGTTGGATTGTAGAGGAGGGTAATGTCCTTGTTGGTATCGACGCTTCTGGTTTAGAATTGAGAATGCTTGCCCATTACATGAACGATAAGGATTACACTAAGCAACTATTAGAAGGAGATATACATACTTATAATCAGAACATGGCTGGTCTAGCATCACGCGATCAAGCCAAGACTTTCATATACGCCCTGATTTATGGCGGAGGTGTAGCTAAGATAGGTGAGATAGCAGGAGGTTCACCAAGAGTAGGTAAGCAGTTGGTTGATAAGTTCCTCAAGAACCTACCCGCCTATGCACGGTTGAAGAAGAAGGTGTTGACTTCAATGCGTAGTTCAGGTACACTAAGAGGGCTAGATGGGAGGAGGCTTAGAGTTGAGTCAGAGCACTCAGCTTTGAATTTTTTATTGCAATCAGCAGGTGCGATAGTAATGAAGAAAGCTCTAGTGCTTTTAGACCAGAAGCTAATTGATCATGGTATATGGTACAAGTTTGTAGCTAATGTACATGATGAATGGCAGATAGAAACTACTAAGGCTGATGCCAATTTAGTAGGAGAACTTGGGAGACTCGCCATCAAAGAAGCTGGTGAGCACTTCCAAATGAATTGTCCGTTAGATGGTGACTTTAAAGTAGGAACCACTTGGGCAGAAACACACTAGAGTTTCCTAGGAAACTTTGCAAACAGGTCTAGTGTACTTTTAAATTGTAAAATTAAGGAATAAAATCCATGCAAACACATAACGTAGTAAAGATTCAAGCAACGGCTTTCTGGTTCTCTTTCTTAGAGAAGAATGAGATGTCAGATAAGTACCAAGTTGATGTTAGTCAACTATCTGAGGAACAAGTAGATCGCTTGGAAGGGTTAGGGATCAGCGTAAAGAACAAGGGTGATGATCGTGGTTACTTCGTAACTGCTAAGTCCTCTAAGTTTGCTCCGCGAGTTGAGGATGCTGATGGTTTCCAAATGACTGATCCTGTAGGTAATGGCAGTAAGGTTACATTCATCATCAAGCCCTATGATTATAACTTCAAGGGTAAGACGGGTGTAGGTGTAGGTTTATCTAAGGCGCGTGTTGACGAGCTAGTAGTATTCTCGAAAGATGATGCTGGCTTTGATGACATTCCGAGCATCTAGATATGCTGCTTCTCATAGACGCTGATATACTTTGTTATCGTATCGGCTTCGCCTGTGAGAATGAAAGTAAGGGAGTTGCTTGTAGGACTATGAGTAACTTTCTTACTGACATTATTGAGGATCTAGTAATGGATTCTGATGACGAGACACATGAGGTTGAACTCTACCTAACAGGTAAAGGTAACTTCCGCTTCGATTACGCTGTTACGGCAGAGTACAAAGGTAATCGTAAGAATAATAGGAAACCTCAACATCTCCCTGCTCTACGTGACCACTTGGTTGCGCAGCATGGGGCGATAGTGACTCAAGGTGAAGAGACAGACGATAGGATAGCTATCAGAGCTACGCAAAATCCAGAGGCGATCATAGTATCCCTTGATAAGGACTTCTACCAGTTGGTGTGTGGTCATTATAACTTTGTCAAGAAAGAATTATTCTATGTGACAGAGAAGGAAGCAGTATACAATTTCTATATGCAGTTCTTAGTAGGTGACTCTGCTGATAACATCAAAGGTGTTAGAGGCATTGGCCCTAAGAAAGCTGAGAAGCTCTTGAAGGATAAGACTGAGTTAGAGATGTATGCAATCTGCGTAGATAAACTAGGAAGCGAAGAGAGGGCTATCGAGAATGGCATCCTCTTACACTTACGAAGGAAGGATGATGAAATATGGCAACCACCAAAACCCGTAACAACGGACGCTGGACAGAAGCTAGACACAAATCCTTTATAGTCTCTGCTTTACGTGGAGCACATAGTAAATGGGGAGTTAAAGCTGATGTTAAGAAATCTGCTAGAGTTGATGTGGGGCGCTACTTATGTGCTTGTTGTGGTGACATTGGCCCAGCTACTTTGCCTCCCCTTCAAGGGCAGAAGCGGCGAAGAAATAATGCTGCTGTTGATCATATTGATCCTGTTGTTTGTACTAGACGAGGCTACATCGACTGGAACACATACATAGAACGTATGTTTCTAGAAGAGGACGGCTACCAAGTGTTGTGTTGGAAGTGTCATAGTGCAAAGACTAGAGATGAACGCGAAGAGAGGAAGAAGAAATGAGACATTTAGTTATACCTGATACTCAGATCAAACCTGACGAAGATACTAGCCACATGAAGTGGGCTGGTCACTACGCTGTTAACATGAAGCCTGATGTAATCATACATCTAGGTGATCATTGGGATATGCCAAGCCTAAGTAGTTATGACACTGGTAAAAAGAGCTTTGAAGGAAGACGATATACCAAAGACATAGCCTCTGGCAACGCAGCACTAGAGCAGTTCCTAGCCCCTATACGCAGGGAACAAGAACGCCTAAAGGTAAACAAGAAGAAGCAATGGAATCCTCGTCTTGTATTCCTGATGGGTAATCATGAGTATCGTATTGATCGTGCTGTACAGAATGATGCAAAGCTTGACGGGCTTATTAGTTACAACGACTTTAACCTAGAGGGTTGGGAAGTATATAACTTCTTAGAGCCTGTAGTTATTGATGGTGTATGCTACGCTCACTACTTCACCTCTGGCGTGATGGGTAGACCTGTATCATCAGCAAAACTCTTACTACAAAAGAAGTATATGAGTTGTGTTATGGGTCATGTACAGGATAGGGATATAGCCTATGCCCGTAGAGCTGATGGTAAAAACATGACAGGCTTGTTTGCTGGCATCTATTATCAACATGATGAAGAGTATCTAAACCCACAAACTAATGGATCATGGTCTGGTCTATGGGTATTTAATGATGTTAAGGATGGTGGCTTTGACGAGCTTCCAGTATCAATGGAATATTTACGGAGGACTTATGGCTCTAACTTTGGAAGAGTTGAAAGAACGCTTAAAGCAGTTGGATGAAGTCATTCTATTAGAGCTACTTCAATTAGAATCTGAGGACTTAGTAAACAGATTTGAAGAGCTGGTAGAGAAGAACTTCACTACTCTAGAATTACAACTGGAGGATAGGGTCTATGA